TTAATCGCGAGCGCAGTCAGTGAAGCGCGGCCGGAGCCCGTCCGTAACGGGAGCTATAGCTAAGAGTCCATCGGGACAGCCCTACCCCTGGTAACGCGGGGCGGCCCCTGTCTTCGATCGGTCAGACTCGAAAGCTGCGAGTGGTGCCTGTGCAGTGCTCGTGCTGAGTAGCGCGCCGGTTAGTAGCCGGCTAGTGAAAGCGTCAATAACCGCGTCCCGAAACGACTGGGCGTAACGCGGTGAGGCGATGAGTAGCGAAAGTGAAAGGTGCGAGAAAGCGGCAGGACGCTCCCGAGAGGGAGGGCCAACCGAGAGGTTGGTGATTCGGACGCAGCGGCCGGCTCTTGGTGTTGATCAACGGGGAGGGTGATAGCTCCCCTTGTGCTTGCCGTAACGGCAGGCATGGTGCGCCGGCCCCTTAACGCTCGGCCTATCACTACGGGACGCAGTCCCTGCCCGCCGCTGCGGCATCACTAGCGCGGCATAAGTCCAGCAAACGGCTCTGCTGGCAAGCATTCTGGCCGCCTTGCGCGGCCTACCGATTCCCTGCAATGACAGGCAAGGCGCAGTCTGCCCGCTCCCTACTGGGGGGCGGGCTTTCTGTATGGCGGTTCAAGTCCGCCGTCTCGGTATCGCCCGGCTTCTCACCGGGCATATCCACCTAGCTGAGGTATCAGCCATGCATCAACTCAAGTTCGATAGCCGTCGCTCTGAATATGCGACGGGGTATCTGGAATTCATCTGGCCCACCAACCTGCCCTTCGAGCGCCCCGAGTGCGAGGCAGGTGAGCCCCAGGCGCTGGCCGTCGTTTGCGACCGCGTTCCCGCTGACCGTCCTCTCCCTGATATCAAGTATTCCGGCACGTTTGGCCGGCACGTTGTCTGGGGCCGCACGGTTGCCGAGTGCAAGCAGTCTCTGTTCTGCGTGATTCAGAACCATTTCAACGAATACGGAACCGTCTACGGCCTCGCCTGAACCATGCAACGTCACACCCTTCTGAAAGGCAAGCAGTCCATCACCGTCGACTCCTCACGGGGCGACGGTCTGGTCTGGCTCGCCAGCTCCAAACGTCCCGCTCTCGGGATGGCTCTCTACATGGTTGAGGACGCTCGCCGTATCTGGCGCGAGCACCTCGCCGAAGGTTTCGAGCCCGCTCCCTCGTCCTATTACATCGCCCGCTGACTTATGGACTATTACTTCCGCCCGGACTATCCGGGCCAGACTGCACAAGAGCACTTCGAGGCTTGGTCCCTCAACCGCGAAGCCGCGCAAGCTGTAAAGGCTGCGCGGATCAAGTCCCTTAAGAAGTGGGTTCCCCGCATCGCCGTTGGTGTCGCATTAACTGCAACAGCTGGCTACTGCATTCGTAAGTGCTGGTCTCAGCCACTTCGCTTTGTCGAGGCTGGCCAGTGAAATACAAGACCACTGCCACCGCCTGGATTGCAGGGATGCGCCAAGTCCCTCACCACACCTGGCAAGAGATGACAAAGGCCGCCGCCGGTCGCGGTGGTCTGTTCACTGCTGAGAAAGCGGAGCTATTCATGCGCCGCAACTTCTCCGAGTTCGATCGCGCAACCGGCGCATGGCGTGACGTTCACTTCGGTGACTTCGATCTCGGCCACATCAAAGCCCGCGCCACCAATCCGCAGTACGCCCATCAAGTCAAAAACCACGTCTACGAGACCGCGTCAAGCAACCGTGCTCACGGTGCTGCCGATATGCCAAAAGCGTATTGGAAAGAGATGGGCAAGGTTGTAGGCCGCGCCAAGATCCGAGCCCGTGTTGGCCGTGTTGTCAAAGCTGGTGGCAAGGCTGGCGTATGGGCTGCGGTGACTGAGCTTCCCTTTGCAGCTGCTGAGTCCTACCTGGACTGGCGTGACTGCAAGCGGAGCAAGGCGCAAGCCGCTGGTGACTGTGCCAAGAAGACCGGCATTGCCGGTGCTGTCGGTGCTGTTGTCGGATCCGCCGCGTTCTGTGTGGGCGGAGCCATTGGCGGCACTACCGCGACTGTTATCGCCTTCCCTTTGCTGGCTGTTGGTCTGTACGGCCAAGGTGCCCGCGCCAAAAAGATCTACGACCGCTTCATCACTCCCCCCTGGAAAAACCTATGGCAACCCGCTCCGCAATTGGCTACCGCCAGAAATCCGGCGCAGTTCGCGCCGTCTACGTTCACTACGACGGTTATCCGGAGCATCAGCTCCCCATCCTCCGCAAGCGGTACAACACGCTGCGCAAAGTCCAAGCCCTGATCCGTCCGGGCTCGATGTCCTCGCTCCGCACCCGTTCAACCTGGGATCACGGCGGCGAGATCATGAAAGACGCGATCGGTGAACCGCTCCGCGACATCGAGGGTTACCTGATGTCCAAAAACGACCGCGCTCCTCAGCCGCTGTATCACTTCGAGCGCGGCGACACCGACTGCGGCCCCAGCGTCAGTCATTACCCCCGGAACTTCTGGTTCCACAAGCACGACTGCGAGCACCTCTATGTGTTCGAGCCCTCCACTAATGAGTGGACTCACATTTCTGCAAACGACCCTTTCAACGCCTGAATCATGACTATCACGACCAAGATCCACGCCGTCATCACCGAGGCCGAACAGCTGGCCATCGTCAACGCCCTGTCGTTCTACAACGACTGGCACGCAACGGATCTGCCCTCTGACAAAGACAGTAGAGAGCAGTATCTACTCGCCTTCAGGGAAGACAACCGAGGCCGTGCATGGAATGGCCCGGTGGACCAACTAGCCACCCGCATCGCCAACCTCAAATGACCATCGATCAAGCCATCGAGATCATCGTCGACTCGGGTGAATACCTCTTTTACGGGACGTACTTCTCCCGCTTCGACAATCGGACTCTCTACAAGATTCGCCGCCGGCATGGCTACCAGCAGAGCTGGGGCCTGAACACCGAGCGCGAACTGTTCGCCCTCGCCCGCCTTTGCTCATGAACAAAAACGGCCTCATCTTGTGGGAGGGCGACAGCCCTCTCGACGGTGCCCCCATCGTCTGCATCATCACCGGCTTTGACCAGTCATCCGCCAACGACAAGACCGGCGCAATGCTCCAAACGTGGATCTTGCGCCAGGACGTAGCTCCAAACGTGGGCTACCGCGACGGCTCAAACGTCTCCGTCTGCGGTGGCTGTGCTCACTTCGTGCAGAAGACCTGTTATGTCCGGTGGTATCAGGCTCCGCTGGCTGTCTGGCAGTGCTACAAGCGCGGCAACTACGGCCGCCTCACCGACTACTCGGTGCTGGACGGCCATGACCTCCGCATCGGCTCTGCCGGTGATCCGTTCTGCATCCCCGAGACCGTCTGGCGTGAGTGTCTGGCGCATGCCCGAAACCACACCGGTTACACGGCGCAGTGGCGTCGCAAGGCTGCCGAGCCTTACCGCGACTTCCTGCAAGCGTCCTGTCACGGGATGCGTGATTACCTTGAGAGCACAGCCCATGGCTGGCAGCCGTACCTAGTAGTAGAGGCAGGCCAGCCCGCCCCTGCGGGCCTGACCCTCTGCCCCGCCTCAGCCGAGGCCGGCCACAAGACCACCTGCGCCGCCTGTCATTCCTGTGACGGCAGCACTGGCGGTTACTACATCCCTGCCCATGGCAGTCGCCGCAAGGCTTTCGCCGCTGTTAACTGATTCCTGAATGATGCAGTCACCAACCATTACCCGTTTGGGATGGGCCACGCTGATGGTTTGCCTGTCGGCCCTCATGTTCGATGTGGGCCGTGATGCAGGTCGCGCCCAGCCAACGCCTGAATCCTGTTCTGCACTCACCTCCAATGCGTGAGTACTTGGATCCGGAGGATTTCGAGTACCCGGAAATCCACGAGGACGACGGCTATTCGCATGATCCCGACTTTGATGACGTGACCGATTGCGGTCTGCGTTTCCTTCCCCTTCGGCGCTTTATTGAGCGCCACTTATGAGCGCTTCTCACGCTCTCCATCCACACCTCAAACAGTTCCATGACTTCAACCATCGTCCGCAAACGCCGCGATTACGCGGTGACCGGCCAAGTCGGCCAACACCTCAGCCGTGCGCAAGCATTACAGGCCGAGATCGCCCGTCTTAGTGAGCAGCTCAGCGTCGAGCGCGAGTGGCTGCTGGATCACATGGTGTCCAAGAAATTGGACAACCTCGTTGTCGGCGACTTCCAAGCAATCCGCAAGGTGCGGCACAAGTGGACATACAGCGAATCCACCGAGCGCGAGATGCTTGCGCTCCGCAACTTGCAGAAGTGGGAGCAAAGCAACGGCACCGCAATCGACACTCCTACGACCTACCTCCAACTGAGCAGCAAGCCATGACACTGACCGAAACCATCAACTACATCGAGTCCGAATGGCCGGACATTTTGGACGCCAACAGCTGCGCCCGCTGGGTGATCCGCAAGACAGGCGATGGCGGGCTGTATGCCACGCAAGACACCAAACAAGTCGATCAACTCTGCTGTTTCTGGATGCGCCATGAGCACGACTGAACATCTCTCCGAGGGATGCATCAAACGCATCCACGTCAATCAGAACCTCCTCCGCCGCGCCCTTAAAGGTGAGGACGTTTGTCCTTACACCGTGCAGTACAAGGGCAAGTCGCACCCGTGCAAGCGGTGGACTGCCGGCGGTGAATTCGAGGGCGTCAACGCCATCCACAAACCGCTGTCCTGCGGCGCCCGCCTTTACGTCCAAACCACCGGCCCCATGGTCCTCTACCTATGAGTCTCACCTACAACCACAACCGCTCCTACGACGAGCGTGACAAGCGTTTTTCTGAACTGACGAAGAAGCAAGTCAACGGTCGATACGACGATGCCAAATACGTCGTCATCACCACCCGCGATGCCGCAGATGGTTGTTTCAGTGACGTTGGCGAACACGAACGCCACTACTTCAAACACCCTGCCACGGCTATTGCCTGGGCGCAGCACTACAGCGACCTCCACGACCACGTCGCTGGCGTCTTCAAGGCGCCCGAGTTCATCTGCCGCGTTGACGTTCGCTGATTCATAGGGGGCTGCGCATCCTTCTCACGCAGACATCCACACCTCAACCTTTCAAAACCATGCAAAACGCACCCACCCTTGACGTGAAAGCAGCCTTCGAGGATCTCAAGTTCGCTGCTCTCAACATTGTCAGCGCCCACCCCTCCGGCATCCGCCAATCCGAGGTCGCCAAGCAGCTGGGCATTCCGGCGCAGTTCGACCACAACTGGATCACCAAGCACCTGCTGGACGGTCTGGTTGAGCAAGGCGTCCTGGCCAAGTCCGACCGCAAGCTGTTCACCGCTGTCTGATCACCGCCGCCCATCTGACCGGATTGGGTTGCTTTCCGACCCTTTCCGGTTTAAGTTGTCCAAATAGCGGCACTCAACCGCTTCACATCCACACCCCAAGCCCAATGACAAGAACACCCTCCCGCTCCAACAAGGTCAGCCAGGCCTATGCCCGCGACGGCCAAGGCCCCATGGTTTACGGCCGTTACAAGGAAGCCGGCTACAAGGTCGAGCCCCTGGTGGACAAGCTCGGCACCCGCATCACCGAGAACGTGAGCGGCACCGAAGCCTTCCGCATCGCCGGCCTCGACTGGCAAGCCGAGAAGCGCGAAGCCTTCTTCATGGGAGCCGATGGCCCTGTCCTCGCCCCCGACCACTGCAGCATTGTCCGCAGTGACAACAACCAGCTGATGCACCTGGCCGGCAAGGGTTACACCCCTGTCCAGCACACGGCCATCGCTGACCTGTTCAACTTCCTCTCCGGGGAGATTGAGATCGAGAACGTCCTCTCGATCCGCCAGGGCAAGAAGGTCTACGCCACTGCATCAATCAAAGCCGAGGGCGAGGTTGTCCCTGGTGACCGCGTCCGCCGCTACATCCACGCCTTCAACAGCCACGACGGCAGCTGCAGCTTCGGCGTGTTCTTCACTGACGTACGGCTTGCCTGCGCCAACCAACTGGCGATGCTGACGAAGGCCGAGAGCCGCAACCGCGAAGCGGACGGGCAAGGTCTGCGGATGAAGCACACGAAGAGCGTCACCGAGTTCGCTCAACGCCTGCCGCAGATGATCGACCTTGAGCGCCAGACGTTCAACCGCCAACTTGAGGGTCTGCGTGACCTGTCGGGCATCCCGCTGACAGCGGAGCTGGCCAAGCGTGTTCTGGAGATGACCTTCGCCGACAAGCTGGCGACGCCGATCACCGACAAGGAGAGCAAGGAGAAGCGGCAGCGTCTCTTGAGCGATCTCCCCGAGTACGGCATCATCCGCGAGCACTGCAATGGCGGCAGCGGGCTGGGCATGGACATGCCGGGAGTGCGGGGCACGGTTTACGGCCTGTTCAACGGCATCACCCAATGCCTGACCCACGACGGCGGCAAGAGCAAGAACGCAACGGAGCGCAACCGAGCTCGTTTGGAGTCCCTCTGGGGCGGCTCCGCAAGCAAGCGCATCGAGACCGCCCGTGAAGCCTGCCTGCAGCTGGTCTGAGGCAGCAGAAAATGAGCCGGATCTCACCCCGGCTCGACTACTAACATCCACACGAGCAAAAGCCCATGCGTCTCTATTGTGCTACAGGCCGTCAACCTGCCCTAGTTAGGGTGTATCCAAAGCCCTGCGGTGATGCAGATTCCTGATAACGCACAGGAGCTGGTCATGTCAGGAGCTGACGGCCTGCTGGAGGAAGTATTTGAAGACTTTCACCAGTTTCCGGAGAGATTGAAAAGCGTTGCGAGAATGCTGGTATTCCTCGCTCTCAACGAGGAGCTGACCGATCACAGCTTTCATGAGATGTTGGCCGTGATACTCGCTTTCTGGCAATCCAGAAACGAGGATAGGTTTCGTGATGCCTGGGACAGCAAACCTCCTCACCAGGAGGTAGTAGTTCGCAGCGCTCAACTTGACTCATTCCTAAAAACGTTGCAGGCCACCCTGCACGGGATGCCTCCGGCGCTACCAGGGGCTTACACCGTGCTGGAAGAGGGCTGAGACGCACGTTCTCACTTCGCTCCCCTTTATTCGCATGGACCTCTCCATGGCAGCTTTCGCTGCGTACACACTGACGCAGCTTGAGACGGGCATGTCTCTCTACACGACAACGGCCACCCAAGAAGAAATTCTCAATGCAAACCACAACCTCAAGCGATCGGGGCAAGCAGTTCGCTTCGTCCCCGCTGGAAGCTACAACCAGCCCCAGATACACAGTACGGACCGAGCTGTTTGACGGGGTCTGCACTCACGAGTTCGTCCACCTGGGCTCTGCAGCCGAGACCGCCCGCCGCTTACTGGCGCTGGGTTTCGACAGCGTGACAATTGAGCGCTGCGTGGAAGAATGTGAGGATTCGCGCAACCCCTTGTGAGTCTTCTCGATCAAATTGTCGGCGAAGCAGACAGACAAATGCGAGAGCAAGGCTACGTCCGTTGGCCTGCTGTCGCGAAGAAGTTTGGAGTAAGCCGCCAGCGCGTCGATCAAGCGCTGAAGTTAGGAGTAGAGCGCGGTCATCTACTACCGGAAGTCTCGCAGGTTTTCCGAGGCTCCCTGATGGCCGCCCGCACCAAGTCATTCAAGATCTCTCAGGAGAACCTTGGATGGTTAGAAGACCAGGCAGAGCACCTTGATTGTCATGTTGACGACATTGTCAATCGGCTCATCACTTCCTATAGGAGAACCCTCCCAAATGTCAGACCTACTCAAGTTTCCAACCCCAACGAATAAAAAGAGCCTGCTGCGTGTAGCGGCATGGATCCGGACCTTCGGCGAGCACGCAAAACCGATTGCTGAGCCTGTTGCAAACGCCCTTTCAGCGTTGCACTACACGGATAAGTACCACAGAGATCACATTTGATAGTCCACGTTGACCCTATGTCGCTCGGTGACGAGGAATTCCTCGCCCGAGCGCGTTCTACCTGCGCTCACAAAGCCGCGTACGTCTCCCGCGCAGAGGCCAAGACGTTTCTGCGCAACCACGATTACACCGGCACTTTGTACAAGTGCCCGTTCTGCGGGCATTACCACCACACCACCTACGACCGCTGCCGCGCGAAAGCCTTCGGCAAAAGACTGAAGAGGCTTCTCAACCAATCCTCCTGAACGATGCTTGTTGATTACCAACTGAAGGACATGGCCGAGAACGGGCTAATCCAGCCCTTCAATCCTGGCTATGTCCAGCCGTGCTCCATCGATCTAACGATTGGGATGGAGCTATTGCGTGAGGACAGGAAGGGGAAATGGCGTGACTGGGATCTGTCCGATAGCTCTTACACGCTGGAACCAGGCGAGTTCGTCCTGGCGCATACCCGCGAGGTGGTGTCAATGCCGAAGGGCTATGTGGGAGATCTGGTGTTGCGTAGCAGTGCTGCGCGGATGGGATTCGACCACTGTCTGAGTGGATTAGTTGACCCTGGCTTTGTGGGCCAGCTGACGCTTGAGCTGCGAAATAACATGCGCCGCCGCGCGCTGACGATCGAGTACGGGATGCGTTTGTGCCAGCTGACGGTGTCGCGTCTGGAGATTGCGCCGCACGTTTCGTATCAGGACACGGGTTGGTACGTGGGTCAGATGGGAGCAACGCCTAGCAACGAGCGCGTGCGCCAGCACCTAACGGCTCGACGTTGCGATGTGAATTACCGACTTATTCGTGAACGGGGCGGTAATGTACCTGCAATGGAGGAGGTTATCGATGTCGCCGACGACGAATAAACCGCGAAAGAAGGCAATGGAGGAGCGCCATCGTTTGGCGTCGATGTTGCTTGCGCAGGGCAAGACCAACCGTGTGGTGGCATCGAAGCTTGGTGTGACGGAGAAGACAATTTGGAACTGGCGTCAGCTGCCGACAGTGCGTCGAATGATCCGCGAGATCCAGAACGAGATGGCGGACATGGGTGGATCGATCGCGTTGACGATCATTCCGGACGCCTTGACGACGCTGACCGAGATATTGAATGACCCAGATGCGCGTGCCTGCGACCGGATCAATGCGGCGCGAACGCTGATGAACGGCAGCGCTGCGTATCAGGAGCGGAAGCTATTGGAACGTCAGATCAACGACCTAGAGCGCCAGCTGGTGACGGTCGTGAGCGACAGCGACGAGCAGGTGGTTGATATCGAGGCCGAGGAAGATGAATGAGCGCATCAATTTCCGCGTTGAGAACGCGAGTAAAGACGCTGAAGGAGCTTGTAGCGAAGAAGAAAGCGCAGCAAGCGCTGTACAGCAAGGAGAAGTTCACGGACCTGCCAGCAGTTACGTCGTGGTCGAAGTTCGCGCGCCAAACCTTCATCCGAACTGCTGGGACAGTCGCGCCGTTCATCCCATTTGAGTACCAGGAGGAATTGGTTGAAAGCATCAACGCCCACCCCAACACGATCGTGCTCAAGAGCCGTCAGACCGGCATCTCCGAGACCGTCTGCAATTACCTTCTCAATCGCGCTCTCACGGAGCGTGGTTTCGCGGCTGTGGTCTTCTCCAAAACGCAGACCGACGCATCTGAACTTGGCCGCCGCGTTCGCGCTATGGCTAACAGCCTCAAAGGGGAGTCAATCAAATATCTGACGGACTCCAACATTCAGCTTGCATTCGAGGGTCGTGGCCAGATTTATTTCCTCCCTGCAACACCAAGGGCAGCCCGAGGCATTCCTAGTTGCTCTGTCCTCTTTCTGGATGAGGCTGCGTTCCTCGAAGGAGCGGAGGAGATCTACGCGGCAGCGCTACCCACGCTTTCGATGGTGGGTGACAAGGCGAAAGTAATCGTCGTCAGCACGCCGAACACGAATAACGACTTCTACGGCCGGCTGTGGCACGGCGACGAGGGCGACTGGAACAAGGTCAAGATCCACTACTCGCAGCATCCGATTTACGGATGTGATCCCGATTGGGCAGAAAAGACGCGAGTTAGCCGCCGAATGACGCGATCAGCGTGGGCGACCGAGTATGAGTGCGCGTTCGGCGAGACAGACGCCCAGATCTATCCGTTTGATCTGGTGCAGAAGTGCGCCACCGGCCAATGGCGTGAGTGCGGCAACGTTGGCCGCGACTATGTGATGGCAGTGGACCCGAACGCCGGGGGCAACGACTACTTCTGCGCTCTGGTGCTCGACGTGACAGAGGATCTCATCGAGGTCGTCGGCTACTACCGCGAGAACGGCCGTTCAACGGAGTACAGCCTGAAGAAGCTTGGGGAGCTGCTGGAAAATTTCATGCCCCGGAAGGTGCTGGTTGAGAAGCAGGCGATGGGAGCAGTGATCGCCGAGGCACTGGCCCTGAATTACCCGAAGAGCTTCATCGACACGTTCAACACCACGAGGCCGAGCAAGATCACGGCGACAGATCGGATTCTTTATCTGCTTGAGAACGAGCGACTGATCTATCCACCGGGCTTCATAGCGGATGAGCTGCTGTCATTCCGCCAATTAGAGGGCGGAGGCCGTGAGGCGAGTACGGGAGCTCATGACGACGCTGTAATGGCCCTGGCGATCGGCTGCAGCTTGGTGGCTGATCAACCAAAGGTCGCCAGTTTCTTCTCCAACATCTGAATCATGAACGACTTCATCAAAGGCATCGAGGCCATGGCATCGGAGCGCAAGAAAATTTGTATGAGCTGCCCGCATTTGCGTCCAAGGCTGAAGCAGTGCGCCAAGTGCGGCTGTTGGTTACCTGGGAAGACGAGAATCCCGACTGCGAAGTGCCCAGTTGGTCGTTGGCCGAAGAGATGAATGACGTTTATTGGATTGTTGTGAGCGGACTGCTGATCGGGATCGGCCTCACGCTGATCTTCGCCTCACGTTGAGCGAAAAAATTTAATCTGAATTGCTTCTTTTGACAGTCCGATTGCTTCTTTCGATAGCGCTATTGCTTCTTTCGTAGGCCCGATTGCTTCTTTTGATAGCGGCATTGCTTCTTTCGATAGCACTATTGCTTCTTTTGATAGCAAAAAGCTATCTTTAAAAAAGAAGTGTTTGCGGCGATAAACTTTAATCAGAGCAGGTCGATTTTCATGAGCTCCACTACCGAGGACTTCCGGAACGATGCCGAGTTTCGTACCGATGGAGCTCTGATCAACAGCCTTACTGGCCTCGGAACCACAAAAGACAAGACGCTGTACACGAGAGTTAGCGGTGCTGCCCAAACTCTCAGCCAATCAGAGGCAGAGATCCTCTACACCTACGGGTTGCCCCGCAGGATCATCGATTCTGTCGCGAACGAATGCACAAAGCACCTCACAACCGTCAAACTCGGTGACGAGGTCGAAGTAAACGAGATTGACTGGCTACCTCAATTCGATGAATTTTTAAAAGTCACCGAGTTCCACCAGCGTTTGTCGGAGGTAGTGAAGCTCCAGCGGTTGTACGGAGGAGCCGGCCTAGTTCTCCTAATTGACGACGGCCGTCTACCTGAGGAGCCGGTCGACGAGAACAACATCCGCGCGGTAAACGACTACATCCCCCTGTCTCGTTACGAGCTGATTCCCGAGGACTTCACCATCACGGACTACAGCCGTCCGGAGTTCTATCGGATCACCACCAGCCAGCGGCTGACTGAAGATCAGCAGGATTCCTACGTCAATGTCCGTATTCACCACACCCGCGTGGCGCGGTTTGACGGCTTATATCTGCCCTGGAATCTCCGAGCCCGTAATAACGGCTGGGGCCAAGGGGTTTTGTCATCCATTTGGGATGCGATGAAGAAGTACTGGACTGCACTGGATGGCTTGGTCGAGATCGCTCAGGACTCCTCAGTCTTCACGCACAAGATCCCCGGATTGTTCCAGCGAGTGGCAGCAGGGAATGAAGCTGACTTGCGTAAGCGACTTGAGGCGAATGCCCTATCTCGCTCGGTCTACGGCGGGATGGTTATTGATACTGAGGAAGAGGTTGATTTCCTGAACCGGAGTTTGAGTGGTCTTCAGGGCAGTCTCGACCCATTCATCAAGGAGATCCAAGCCTCACTGGGTTGGCCCGCCTCAATTTTGATGGGTGACAGCCCTGGCGGGTTGGGTAAGGAAGGTCGTTTTGAGGAGCGTGCCTGGGCCTCGATCATCGAGAGCTGGCAGTCGAACTACATGCGAACTGCGGTGACGCAGGTCCTCAAGTACTGCCTACTGAACAAAAGCGGGCCGACTGGCGGGGTCGAGCCCAAGAACTGGAGTGTTGTTTTCCCCAGCGTCTTCACCGAGACCGATACAGAGAAGGCTGACCTCCGCTTGAAGATGGCGCAGGTGGATGCGCAGTACATCCAGCTGGGTGTTGTCAGCCCTGTGGAAGTCCGCGAGAGCCGTTGGGGCGAAACGGAGTACAGCATCGAGACCACGTTGAACGAAGCAATCAGCAACCAACTGGCCATTTCTGCTGATGCTCAGTTCCAAGCGCAGATGAGTGGTTACGAGGCGCAGCAACAGGCGTACCAAAGCAACGGAGCGGAGGATGCCCCTGAGGGCGAAGGCAGCCAAGCCGAACCACAAGGAGCTACAACAGCTGGAGGGAACGCCGGCACTCAACAAAACCAGGCGACAACCCAACCCCAAAACACCAATAAAACGGACGGGTTTGAGTCTTATGACGCCCAGAACCTCCGGATCAAAATCACAAATTCCACATCAGACGGGATCCGCGTCGGCTACCCGGTGGCAGCAGACGGCCAACGAATTGATGAGTCAGGAACAAGCGCGGTACTTGTGCTTGGTCCCCACCGGGCGAAGGCATACAAGGTCTATCGAGCGCGGTACGACACAGATGACGGCTTAGTTGACGGTCCATACGTCACAGCCTTCGCTTCGCAGCGTGCAGCACGTCAAGCGATGAAGCGTTTGTACCCCAGTCAGAATGTGGCTGGACTCTCGCCCATTTCAGGAGCGGAGCTTGAAACTCTTCAAATCGGGTGGGGTGCTTACTGATGGAGGACAAGACACGGGACACCATCCGGGCCGCTGCTTACGAGACCGTTCGCAACGATCTACGCGGCAGTCAGGTCAGCAAGACGACGAAGAAGGTCACCTGCACCCCTCCAAATAAGAAGTGCGGCGGCAGGTGCATCCCACCGTCATGGTCATGCCGTTTGAAGGGAGAGGGGACCAATAGCGAGCTGAAAGTCCACGCGCAGGACATCAGTAAGGGCGGAAAGATGGTGGTGTCCGGTACGCAGGACATCATCAAGGGCTTCGCAACCTTGAATCCCCAAAGATTTGAATCTGGTCGTTCCCGCGTCATTCGTGGTGCGGTGAAACTCGCACCCGGCGACAACCTCGAAGAGAAGAAACAGCTCCGCAGGAAGTTGGAACAGAACTCAAACGTGATTGCCGGAGTGACCTTCGGTTCATTGGGTATTGCGGGAGCTTATGCAGCAGTCCGAGGCAAACTGCCCGCGAAATTGCGTGAGGATATTGAGCGTCCAGCCAAGAACGCTTTCAACGCTGTACTGGACAGAGCCCCATGGATCGGACCATCCCGAGCTCGTCAACGTCAAGCGGGTGAAGCAGCTGCGACCACCTTCGGTGGGATGGTCACCAAGGGAATCAAGCAGAATGAAGCTGCGAGTGCAGCAGCGGGCAACCTCGGCAAGATCGGCCCCCTGGCATTCCGCTCTACTTCAGCGGATGTGGTGGGTAGCGGATTGACGCAGGCACTGGACAAAGTCAACCGAGAGCGAAAGGGAGCAGGATTTGAGACCTGGAAACAGGAAGCAACCTCAACGTTGTTCGGAGCGAAGACGAAAGCGGGGCATAGCGTGTATTCCGAGCGTGCGGCAAACGAGTATCTAGTCAGCAAGTTTGGTTTGGATAGCGCAGGAGTAGAGCGCAATCGTTTTGTCGGTCGAGCGGTGCAAGAGGGTGCAACGCAAGCCCAGCGGAACACTGCAGTGGAGCGTGGAATCGCATCCAAATTGGGCCAGATGGGTCAGGACATGGATCGCGACCGGAAAGTCCGTGGTATTGCCAGTGTTGACACCTACAAAAAGGAGGTGGCGCTGCCTGCTGTAGAGCGGAAGTTGAGAGCTGCAGGATTGAGCGCTACTCAACGCAAGGCGGGGATGGCGGAAGCGAGCGACATGATCGACTCAGCATTCGGGACAAACGCATCTCGCAAAGCATCGGCGAAGCGAATTCGCCAAGGCACGGTTGATGGTTACGACACCTACTTCGACCGTGTTGCGACATCGTTCCAGCGCAACGCGGACACCCCAATCAACGGACGTGCAGCCTCCACCGCGTTAGGAGACGGTGCAGCATCCCTGGCCCGTTTCGAGATCGGTCGAAAGACAGGATCAAGCCCTCAAATTCTCAGCCGTAGTCACGCTGATCTGCTGCTGAGGGAGCACTACCACACGCGAGTAGCCAAATCCGGTCAATACGTGGTGGGAGAGAACACTGCCCGCCGTGTGGCGCAGCAAATCACCCGCACCACTTCACTTCCCACTACTGAGAACGCTTTCCAAATCCTGAATCAGAATGGTTTTCCTAATGCTGTGCGCGGTACTGCTGGCAGCACGAAAACGGGTACGTCGAACGTTCCGGCGAGTGCTCCCCGCACTGGTGTCCGAGCTCAGACGAACCTTTCCGCGCTTGCTCGTTCAATCCAACGCCGAAAAGGTAATGAGGGAATGAGTTATGAGGCTGCATTGCGTGCTGCCCGTGCAGAGCAGAAGCGTAAAGACAGTCGAGCGGATGATGAGCACACTGACCCGAGCATCACAAAGCGCAATCCACCCAACCCCCTGATTACCAACAGCCCTGAGGAACGCCCAATGGAGGAAGTACTCGGTGAAGTCATTCCCAAGAACGAGAAGGAGTTCGTCGAGAGTCTCCAAAATCCTGCGCCAACTCAATCGCTGGCTGAATCACCTGATCCAGCGGAGGCGGAGCATCCAGAGGTAGAGGAGGCCAAGAAGGAGGCCGCAACACCGATCGAGATCGATTTTAAGTTGCGCATTCCTGCCAGCGCCATCAAGCGCGACGCGATGCCACCCCGTGTTGCTGCCTATTTGGAGCAATGGCGTCAGATGAATGAATCTGATTGAGGAGTACAACGAGATCCTCAAGCGAGAAGAGGACAGCACAATCCAGCTCCTGAATAAGGTGCTGGACCGAAGCTTCACGCGCCTTATCCGTCGCACGAGAACGTGGATGCGGATTGGAAGACGTGGTGAGGAGTCCCGCCGCAATGTAAGTCTTCTGCAGGAATTCAGGACGTTGATACCTGCGGTGAACCCGAACCGTACTGATGCATATGACCGCTTATTCCAGAACATGTTGCGTGACGCCTCAGGTCGAGGTGTGGACATCAGCGATGCCCTTATGGGCCAGATGGCCCCAGGCAAACCGCGAATCGATGTCAGCATTCCGCTCGAAGCGGTCACTGCAGCGGCGCGTCAGGCAAAGGGATACCTACGAAGACATGGAGAGCGTTTTGCGGAAACTTCAGCTGAGATCGTCGGGCAAGGGATAGCGGAAGGCAGGCCTATGGATGACATGGTCCGCGATATGAGAAAGCGGCTGGGTGTGGTGAAGTCCCGTGGCGAGGTGATCATCCGGACCGAAAGCCTTCGTGCCTACAACAGTGCGAGCAACACCTACTACGCCCAACAGGGTGTCGACCTTGTGGTTTGGTACGCGACCACTGACGACCGGACCTGTCCGATTTGCGCCCCGAGAGCGGGAGAGATCTACAAAAGAAGTGAAGTCAGTGTTCCAGTTCATCCTCGATGCCGTTGCTATCTCGCTCCATACGATTCTGACCTTGCGGCTGTGGACCCTGATTACGCTGCCTTTCCAGAGCGCCACCGCAAGGAAGTAGCAAAAGAGACAGGGATCACGTTGAGTGATGACCTAGTCAAGTCAGTCTTCGAATCTCAGGCTCCAGTACCGGTCTCTATAAACTGAGAACATGCCCGGTATCTAACAAGGGCCCTCCCACCTGAGTTCTTGAAGAAAGCAAAGGAAAAGAAGGAGGAGAAAGAAGTACGGGAAGGTGAATCTGACAAAAAGGACATGAAGATGTCCAAAAAGAAAGGCAAGAAGGACACCGAAATTATCCCAGGTGGCGAAGGATCTGAGGGTGTCACCAAAGCAAATGACCCCCGCAAGAAAGGAGCTCCGGCTCTAGACGACGAGAATAAGGACGCCTGCATGAAGAAGGACAAGAAAGGCGAAAAAGATTGC